CTAAGAATTAACTTGTGGCATTGTAGCATCTGTATTAACTTCTATTAGCAATCCTTGTCGATAATGCATATATCGACCATCACCCAATGGGACTGCACCATTAAAACATGGATAACCCCAAACCGATATAGAGCCTCTAAAAATATTTAACGCATTTCTAAAAGCATTTTGCATATTTATACGAATTCCAGTATAAGGATGATTTTTTTGTTCATGATTAATATCTCCAGCAGTATAGTGTGATAAATCTAGCATTGCACCATTTTCCAAAGTACTCATCTTGACCCCCGTAGTATATCCAAAAAAATCATCACGAAACCTATTCATACTATCAAAGGTGAATCCATTAGTCCTTAGTTCTAGCATATCATAAAGATCATACCCGAACTCCCCTTTGAAGGGAATTATCTTACCGTCTTCAACCCAAAAGTTGCCGATTCTACCAGTATTTAAATTAAAATTTGTTGCTGTGATTTCTTCAGAAAACAGCTGTTCTACATCTATGCGCTCAGCAGATATCTTTCCCGTTGTAATTTGAGCCCCGTTTATGTAAGTCATACCATTGGTGAGTGAATAATCTCTTTTATCCTCAAAAACATTGTAAAGTACACCTAGGTTAAGGTATAAGTATCCTGTTTCTTCATCTACTCTTCGAGAAGTTTCCGACACGTCCCAGACTCCTGTTAGAGCAGTTTTAGAACACTTAGCAGATAGATAGTACGCCTTAGCTGGATCAAGTCCTTCAAATAGACCTTCAGTCATAATCCATATGTACCCTAGGCCTTCAATTTTTAATTCTCGATGAATCAGATCCCCTGAACTGATTGCTATTTTATTAGCGTCATTCTGATAATTTGGCTCAATACGAACACCATTTAATGAAAAGTTTTGTGACTTGGCACCAACACTTAGCATTAAAGTTTCAATACTTTCAGGTCTTATATTCGTTGGGTCAAAGTAACCATCCGGATCAAAAACAAGCTCTTGAAGCTCACGCATCCGCATCGCTGCAATTCGATCATTTTCATAGCTTCTTTTAGTTACCTGAGTAATTACCTCTTTATTCTCTTTTATATCCTTTTCGACCCTTTGAGCACGCGTATAAGTAACCTCTTGGCCTATCTCAGCGGTAAACACCATTCCCTGAAAAAGAACTTCAGGAAAACAAGCAGGATAGCTTACAGAGGTTACACGCAGATTATCATCTAGTCCTATAGCACTATCGATAAATGGGATGATATCACCCTCTTCAATAATAGTGTTTTTACGTTTTAGATCAAGCGGGTCAAGCGGAGCTTCGTATATCACACGAGGCACTTTGTTACTGGCCAAATATTCAGCTCGTTTAACAGCCAACTCAGCCAAAGCAGCATCTACATAACTTTGAGGCATTCGCAAGCCGATCAGAACATATTTATCACCTACTTCAGCAATAGAAACGCCTGAGGGGTAAATGTTACCATTATCATCCTTTGTCGCTTCGTAACGAATCACCTTAGTTGTATGATTGTAGGATAATATTTTAAATTGCCTATCTGTCAGCATGCCCGAACGGAATACTACATACAATTCTTGACCGTCAATTCGTTGTCCATTTAAATCAAAATCTAAATCTGTGGTGATAGTAAAGCTCAAATCGTTTATCTTATGGACAGCCTTAACCGTAGCATTTATCAATCTTGGATAAATTTCTTTATCCTCAAAAACACCCTCACGAATACCGAATACCTCGATAGCTTCAATATTTTCATCATACCCTTGCAAAGTCAATTGTTTGAATGCATATGAAGCTGGCAAGTTCTGTGTACCACCAACAGCAAACGCACGGGTAACAATCTTACTGTTTTCGACACTTACTCTTTTTATAGAATAAAGCCCGTTGTGTTGACCGTATGCAAGTGGATATGCTCTAGCTTGACCAACTGTTTTTTTTATGGAAATTGTTTTATTCTTTATCTGCCATTCACACTTACAAGCCTCTGCGATCATGTTTAAAGCTGTCAGATGATCTACTTTATCAAAGCTCACAGTAAATGGCTCAACAGGTTCAAGATCACCAACTGTCCAGCCCGAATCAACACTATTGATTGATTCGATAAACATTGACATATAAGTTTCCAAAGTATCTGAATAATCAAAAACTAAAGCGCCTTCATCTTTAATCAAGAATCGGGACAACGTATGACGTTGCCCCTGAAACTTAATATTATATTCAAATTGATGATTCCGCTTAACATCAGGCTGTTTGTTGATCGTCATAACCTCACCTTTGTAAGTGACGTAATCACCAACCTGAAGGTCTAACGGAGAAACTGTTGAAATTGTAAAAACAAGCTCATGTTCAGCCAACAGCCGCTTTGTAAAAACACCTGCAATTAATGGTAATGATGAGATCTCTTGATTATTTCTATATACTGATATTGTTAAAGACATGTCTCTGTAATTTTTATATGATACTAACAGTTTATTGTTGTCAATTAAAGACCTATTATATAAGATTTACTTATTTTTAAAGGAAAGCACTGTTATATTTCTTGTCCTATTCTCATCTAAAACTATTTTAATCTCAAAACTATGTAGCCATAATTGTCAGCATCAGCTTTACTTTTAATATTTAAGTCACCTACAGCAACATCCCCGACTATATTGACATTATTTGTTTTTTCAACTATTTCAATTGTTTTTCCATACCACTCAGGCTTTATTTTTACAATATCTTCCAGTGTTCCATGGTAATCGAGCCAAATATTAACAACTCCAGAAAGTTCAACATAACTGTAATTAGTTCTACCATTAGGGTTATCTACAGGGTTTTTATACGATCTAAAAGCAACAGCTGAATAACTATTTCCAATGTCAGGTATGATTTGAGTAGCAAATATCTTAGGATAAAACTTTCTAGAGTTGGCTAAGTGTGCTGCATGAGCCAAAACGCTTCCGATTCTATTAATAGCCATTCCTTTACTCATAAGGTAACCGCTATGTATAACTATGTTATCATTAAGCATAACACCTCTATCAGGAGGGTTTGATGGATTTTCCCAATATTCTGGCGTCAAATAAAGTTGTACTGTTGGATCAACACTCCATGGCGTTATTTTCCTAAAATCATAAGTAGTAGCACCTCCAGTAATAGGCAAAGATTTAGGAACATACATATTGCCTGTTGCTGGAGCAATTACCTGTATAACGGAATTAAAGTCATATTTAAATCTTTTATTGGCGTAAACATTCTGCATAACCACAGTATTACCATTAGATTCATATCTGTAAACTTGATTTACAGTAAATAAAACGTCCGCGCCAACTTCATTGAAATAAATATTTGCTGTATATCCTGTAGATGGCCTGCCTGATATTAATTTTTCTATCATAGATGCTAAATCAATAACTGCATAAGTTTCATTAATATCAAATACATCACATTTACCATTAAAAGTAGTACCTACTTCTTTTCTATCAGCAAAAAATTTAGTTATTGATGGCATTGTACTAGGCCACATATTTCCACCTCCTGCACTTGTATATCCTGCGATACTTCCAGTATTTAACCCATTAGATGAATATACTAAAGTTCCAGACGGCTGTCTGAAATCATAGGTAATTCCATCATTAGCTTGATTCCTACTATTTACAAGTATTTGAGTAGCACTGATGATTTTAATAATTACTATATCGATGTTATTGGCATCTTTATATATTGATCCGATATCAGCAAACCCTTTCCCGTGACCTGCTGATACAGTTAAAATATATGTTTTAAACCAACCATGATTCCCGGCTATGTGACCTCCATTAGCTGATAACGGACAAATGTCGTCTCCTTCTGATTTTATTGCTGTGAGCGATATTTCAATGTCATTAAATGACGCCAAATAGCTAGATATAAAATTAACATTAGGGTTGTTCGTAAAGCTGGTCGGCCTGAAATGTGTTATCCTTTTAACAAGCTGTCGATCCGAACTATAAGGACTACCAATAAATAAAGAGTCGCCATTAAATTTCACATTCATACCTCCACTTGCAATATCACCTTGCTCTAGAGCAGAAACACGTGTATTGAGAGAGTTCACGCCATCATTTAAAGCAGGCACCGATACAACATTGCTTTTAAAATTTCCATCAGGATCACTGTAAAAAACACCGGCTTGAACAGACTCATTATATAGGCATGTGAAATCTGATATATCTAATGACTTATTAAAGGACTGACTGCCTGAAAAATGAAAATAATTTCTAACTGTAGTTCCAGTAAATGATGATTTCCACTGGATATCAAAATAGGTTATTCTTAATCTGATCCAACCATTAATTTCCTCAATAATCTTAAATTCTGCTTTCGCTGTAGTATATTCAGCTATTGGTGTAGTATCTGCAGGAGAGGATATTACTGTTTGCCCAGTCAATAAAAGAGATACATTTGCTCCATAAGATCTAAAACCAATGTAATTAGTAATATTACCTGTGAAAATAGATTGAAATTGAGCTTTGTTAATCCACATAGCAATAGATATAACATCAGGACGTTGTGATCCTATTGCTAGCTCAGTGTATTGATAACATGTAGCACCATTAGCAGTTAAAGTATTTGAAAAAACTCTCTTGAAATTAAGCAAGTCTTTTGTAGGGCTTGTGTCATCTGCTACAACAGTAATTTTAAATCTATTATTGGATTCAGATACATCATCAAAATACTGGGGATTAACAGTATTTTCAAATCTGTTTTGTCTCGTCACTTCGCCTTCATAAAGCAAATGATTCATTTGATTATTTAAAACAACAACTTCCTCCAATTTTGGTATTAAGCTTTCACGAATCCTGGTGGTATCTCGATTACCTTTTTCTAATACTAGAGTATTGCGAGCGTCGATATTATTAAATTTTACTGTAACCATGATTTGATTTGCACCAGAAGGGATAATAACAAGACCATTATTTGAGTTACGAGCATAAGTAGGTCTAGGTAAGCCAGTGACACTATCTATAGGTTTAATTAAAACTGTTGGCGCTGCTGAATTTCTAAATACTGTACCAGGACTGGCAGTATTACCCGAAATATACATCTCAGTTTCTCCTACAGGTAAATCCTCCCAATCTGATACGGCAAATGAATTATTTGGAGTTACTGGTCGCAACTCTCCACTTGTAGCATCTATATAGTGCCCTTCGATGACGGTAGATTTATCAAAATAATTTTCAGGTTGTTCTAAAATTTTATCATTAAATCCCTGTAAATCATCATCTATCGATTCTATTTCTTGCTTGGTTGCATAACCAGATAAATCTGGTGCAGGCAAAGGAACTTCATTAACTACTTCCCAAGTCTGAGCAAGCGCATCCCAAAACATGTCCACTTGACAACTGGGAGTAAGAACGAACGGCACACCATTATATGTCAAAGTCAAACCTTCAGCTCCTACAGTAACGGAATAACGCTTATTTACGTCGCCCATTGTTGGTAAAACATTACCAACGATCTTAACTGCATCACCTACTTTTTTACCTGCTTCGTTTGCTATTTCTTCTAATCCTACAGCTCCAGCAGAACCGTCTTTCTTTACAGCTAGTAAACCATGAACATTGGATGCTAGTTCAAGGGGTGTTTTTTCGCTTAATTCGTAATTTTTATCGTTAATTTCCATAACTAGTTTTTACTAAGATTCTTTGATTGCCATTAATTATTATATACCGTTTTAAACCATCTACTAAATATTTGAATAGATAAGGCTTCTTATTTGGATCTGTTTCAAACTTGATGGTGAATTTTGCGGAGCATTCATCGTCCAGCTCTGCATTGATAAACTCCCAGCTTGAAACGCTCTTATAACGAAGTTTAAATGCTTCGCCCCAGTCAATGATTTGAAAATCTATCGAAGCATTGATCTTGATCAATGCCAAAAAATCACGCTTTTTCTTTCTATAGTCAGCCATTGACGTCCCCTTGATCAGGAACGGAACTTCAAACTCTTGTACATCTTCAATCAGTTCTGCAGTTTCGTCATAGTCCTTACCAGGTGCGTCTGGCCATATATTAAAAAAGACCTCTTTATCTGGCGTCGGTTTTTCAAAAACAGATAGACCGCCTTCCTCTAGACAAACACCAAAGGCCGATTCGATATCTATACCATTGATTAGAACATCAGCCCCCACGTCAGTCCACATAATAACCTCCTTTTGTATTATCTTTAATTGCCTTTAATTCCGTTACAACGTTTTTCAATTCAACTACTGTAGAGGCTGTGTTTTCTTCTATAGCTTTTAAGTGGCGAACCTGAGCAACTAATTGGTCATAACTTTTCGCTTCAAATTCGAGCACTTTTTGTACAGCTAAAAGATTTTGTTTTGATACGTCGAGGTGAGCCCGAGAGATGCCTATAAACTCAGCTCCTGACTGTTCCGTCATTCGCTCAACACCTTCACTTTTTACAGATGACGAACCAGTACCACCAATCGTTCCATAGGTGCCTTCAATTATTTTTAGCGCATCTAGACCTTCTTTTACAATATCACCGTAACCCTTCTTAAAAGCGTCTATTTCATCTTGAGTTAAACCATCTTTCGAATCTTCACGAAATTTTTTGACCAACTCCTGAAGTGGTTCTTCTAGAACTGTCGCGGACATAGCGGACAATAAAGCATTTTGGATTACGTCATGGATATCATCTGCAAAGTCAGTATATAGACGTTTACCTTCCTTTAAACCCGACATAATTTTTGATGAAATACTATCAGCAGTTACACCACCAGACATCTTATCAAGAATAACCGATTGTGCTTCGTCCCACGATTCAGCTAATCCATCAATTTCATTTTTTGATTTTTGCAACTCTTCAAATAACTTTGATGTAGCTTCAGTCATTTTTTTAGAAGTATAGAGCTCCTCAAGTTGCGCATACGTGTAACCCGCTAAACCAGATTTTATATCAACAACACGTGTCTTTTTACCTATACCTAAAAAGCCGCCATGCTTTTCCGTTTTTTGACCAGTTATTTGCTCTCCTTCAGACTGAATACGTTTTAATATTGTATTAAAATCAGTTTCAGCATCAGTAGTGTGCAACTTCAAGAGTTCTTGTTGCAGCCTTATTTGCTCAACAGTCAATTCATTTATACTTTCATGTTCACGAGCGCGTTCTCGCAAAAGACGATTGTATTCAAACTCTCCAGACATTACAGTGTCTTGATATTCCTTCATTTGCTTTTCAGCAATACGAGCCGATTCTTTTGCAGCGCCGAAAAACTTTACGACACCCGATACAACTCCAGATACTGCCGATACAATTTGTCCGACAGGTCCAGCGACGCCTGCAATAGCCGAAATAGACCCGAGTATTCCACCACCACCATCAGTTTCATTTTGCTGATAATTGTTGATGCCCTTTGTCAAGTCTATGAAGCCATCTTTTATTTGAACAGTAGCACGAAGCACATTAGACACACCTTGTAGCATAGAGCCGAGCTCTTCATTAACTCGACCTATATCCTGCGCCATCTCTCCAAATGCTCCCGATAATGTCATCACACGCTCAGGCAGTCTTTCATCCAAAGATTTTGCAGCATCTTTTAGTGTCTCACGAATTTTTTTAAGCATTTCAGGAGAAACATTGATACCGCTTGCCAACATACTTTCAGCATCCTTGATTACCTTTCTTGCACCAGCATCGGTCAACTTATCAACACCATCAAACAGAGCCTTATAAGAAGATAACTTTTGGATATTAGCATCATCCAATTGATTAAGTTCTTCAACATGCTTTTGGTCAAATGCCGACAATTCTTCAGCAGTAGCTATCGAAGCCTGTCCCGCACGAGCGGTTTCAAATTCAGCGATTAAGTTCTTTCGCTTTTGATCATAGGTGACCATGAGAGCAAGCAGATCAGTGAGCTTTTGTTCCTCTATCTTTTTAGCTTCATCACTTTCTTTTTTTAGAAGTTGAACACGGTTTTCTTGACCAGCATCTCCTTTTGATGATCCAACAGCAACAATTGCATCTTCATTCGCAGATTCAAGCGATTTCATATATTCCGAAAAAGTTTCAAAACCCTTCCGCTCATCTTTGTAACGTAAATCTGCTTTCTCTTTACCTAGCTTTGATTTATAGTCCTCATAATCGGCGTATACCTGCTTTTGTTTTTCGATTTCTTTTTCGAGCTTTCCTGTATCTTGCTTATACGTCAATTCTGACTTAGCCTTTACCTCGATGGAATTGATCTCATCCATAACCGAACTATCCAATAATTCAACTGGTTTGAAACCTTTCTTTGCTTTGTTTTTTTCATTGTATGCAACAATTTTTTCATTCTCATCCGTGATGATTTTTCGGTACTTGTCAAACTTGTCTTTTAGCGCCTGCATCTCAGCATCATCAGACTCCATGCCTTTACGAGCATATTCTTTATTGACCTCATCCATTTTATCGAGAACAGATTTTCGTCCTTTTAAAACACTGTCGTATAGATTTTCTTGTGCTGTGGTAGAAGGTGTTTTTTTTGTTTTAATTTTTTGCACCTTTTCTTCAACCTTTACATACTTGATCAGGAACTCATCTGTTTTGTCTAAAATCTTCTTCTCATCATCTATCTCTTTGATTGCTTTTGCAGCTCTCAAATCGCTAAACCTACTTTTATCACCAACAGTTAACCCTTTGATTGTGCCACTGGCCAATGGTCCGCCACCAATGGTCTTATCCTGATCATCACCTTGCTTCTGGTACCTAATCTTTTCATTTTGGTTTGCATTTTGAACTTTCTGTCTTTTAAAATCTAACTCCAGACTTTTAGCTGCATTTTCTTCCATCTTTTTTTCAGCAGCACGAGCACGAGCGGACTCAAGTATAGATTTGGTCAACTCTTTGTACTGTTCGGAAGCCTGACCTGTAAGCAATATCTCACTGGTCAATTTTCCTAATGTATCAGGATATGTTTTTTGCAACTCAACAACAGCTGCTTTTCGTTGCTTAGTAGAACGGGTTACATCTTCAACTACAGTTTTTAACACCTTTAGATGTGTCAGTTCTTTAGCTGCGCCTTTAGCAGCAGCAGCCATCACGTCATTCAATGTCTCAAAATTCCGTTGCAATTGAGAAATTGTTATTTTACCTTTCATCAACTCAATGAAAAACTTAGCAATGTCCTTACCATATATCCCTATTAAGGTTATACCAACAGATATCAAAGAATTCCAACTAAATAATGACCCGACCAGATCTTTAAATGCACCCTTACCTGATTCTTTTACTTTTTCAGCTGATTTCCCTATTCCACCCAATGCTTCAGATGCCTTTTCAGCAGCTTCGGGCAATTTCCCTAAATCTTCAGGCACGACAGGAGCTTTGCTTAATTTTTCAATTTCTGATTCAATCGTTTTTATTTCTTTCCGGTACTTATCAAAAAAGGAATCATTAATTGACAATCCCAATGTGCTGTTTTCATCAGTCCACTTTGCCAGATCGGATTGAATTTGAGCAATGCGGGCACGAAGACTATTGATACGGCCTTCTGTAGCTTTACTAAGGTTCGTGAGATTTTGATTTACTTTTTTTTCAATATTTTCAATGGTACTACCAGTTCCTTCAATTGTTTTTTGAGCCATATTCATTTCAGAATCAAGCTTACTTTGGTCAATATCCCAATCAATCCCCAGTCTTAGATTTTCCATTATTATACTTTTTACGTCTTTCTTTTAAAGAATCACCCTTGATTACCAAGCTTGACCGTTTTATCATTTTCACTTGATCTACCATATACATCTGTAGATTAACCCAGCTTATCTCTTCAAGCATGTAATTTTGTGTCCAGCCTTTTTTATCAGAAATTTGATTTAAAAGACCCCAAGGGCTATGCATACCTACGGCAATTAACTCCTCTTGGTCATTTGACCCAGTTTTGGCGGTGTGATCATCTTCGATCTTACCAATCTGGTAGTAATCATAAAATCCTCCAGACCCCCATGTAGGATACTAATCTGTAAAAGACTCAGTGCTTCTGATACAGACAGGGACTCCTGTAACCATTTCGAATATGGCTTAAGCAATAGCCATGTCAAGCGTTTATCTACCAAGAACAGACAGGCCAATGCCCTATATATATATTTACCATAACGAACATTGAATAGCATTGCATTTTCAATCGATATTTTTTTCAGATCATCAATTGACAGTTGGCAGTGCAGATACCAATACCCCATTCTCATTAGTGCTCCGCCTGTAGGGCTCCTCAAGACAATTTCAACACTGCGCTTTTGAAAAATTCTCAAAAAAAGAGGGGCGCGAACCCTAACTCTCACGCCCCTTTGTAATAGAGTCTCAGTTGCTTGGAGCTCAATTTTATTTGCTTCCATAGAACTATGTTAATCTTCAGGTGCATCTGGCCAAGAAAATGCCTCCACATTTTCAATACCTGTATCTTGTACAGTTGCTACAACTGTGATTGTTACAACAGCTTCATCATTAATATCATTTTTTAACTGAGCCATACAGCTCATGTTCGGAGTGATGATTGCACTACCATCTTCAAGATCAAAATGTAAGAATTTATTGGTAGGCAATTTCTTTTTTGGTTTATGCCATGTTTTTAATCCCTCCACATCCGTTACGGTCCCCCCTAGCCATGCTAACTTCTCTTCAGCATCAACTTTTAAGATCTGGAATGTAATCGTTTCATCAGCCACACTGTAGCGAATCACTTTAGCATTATTATTACCTTGCTGATAATGCTTTGTTGCTGTCGACTCGCCATCATCATGCGATATTGTGTCTTTATAAATCTCAAGTTCCTTTGGAGTGAGCATTGCGCCAGTAGCGGGATCCATTGTTCCATACGTAGCTTTTTTACAGCCATATTGATATTTTCCCATTCTTTTTTTATTTTAATTTAAAGCCCCGATTAATTAATCATTTTCCTCATTTTTACCAGACCCTTCATTTTTCGCACCATCTGTTTCACTTCCAGTAATTTCAGTTATCAGACCTGATTCTTTATTTGAACCATCTTTTTCAAGTTGGGCAGCCAATTCAGCCTCCTTCTCAGCTATTTTAACCTTGAGCTTATCGATACCGATATTTCCTTGTGCAGCTTTGCCGTACAACTTGAGATAATTAGCTTTTAATGCCTCACGCTCCAAGTCCAACTGTTTAGAATCCACTTGTTTTCCTGTCTTTGTAACTATGTCAGGATTAGTAGTGGATTTTTCTTCTGACAATTTATTGTTTTGATAATCTGATCGACGGTGAGGAGTAACTTCAGTGTCTTTCATTTTGAATGCATGTGACTTTGCATATCCTTCAGACAAAAAGATGCGCTCATCATGAGTTGAGTAAAGAATGTCATTTGCAGGTTTTGGATATTGCGCAAATACGATTGCCAATTTCTTTTCCAATGTATTTTCTTTATGTTCCATAATATTTAAATGGCTTTTAAAACGGTTTTAATTTTGATTTAACTTTGGATACCACGAAGTATCCGAGTAAGAGTATAGCAGCTATTCCCAAGAGCCATACCCACCAAGGGATTATCATACCCTCGACCTCTTTTTGGCGGTCTATTTCCTTTTTCTTATATGAGGTTTCTTCCACTTGTAGATCAACTTTGGTTGATCTGGTTGTGTCACCTTCGTTAACGGTTTGATTTTCTTTGGTACTTTTAGAACCGCCCCTTATGACCTCTGCCTGATCTGCTTTACCTTCAACTTTTCCATCGGTATAGATAATTCCCGAAAAGTTTTCAAAGCGCATCGCAATATTCCAATTACTATCCAGCGTTCCGGACGCGTTAGTTACCCTGTATAGGCCTGCCTTTACATCTAAGTTGTTTAGTTCAAGGTTTAATGAGTTCGAGTCTATCGAACTTTTGTGCACTTGACTTTTACGGCTTTTGCAACTCCACAGGGTTACGCACACTAACAATATCCAAGCAATGTTTTTCATTATAATTCGATTGGTAATATGAACCCCTTCAAATTCAAACCCGAAGCAGTTCGAGCCCTTTTAATAGTCCGAGCTTTAATAGCCACTTGATCACCTTCACGACTCCCAGACGCATTCGTATTACCTTCAATACAATGCATGGTATTTGTTTTTAGATCAAAAGACTTCACAATACCCACATGACCAGCCGAGCTAGAACCATGTTGCCAAACAGCTATCGCACCCACAGCAGGGACATCCGACACTTTCAATATGCCATCAGCCTTAGCATTATTATATGTTGCCAATGCACCACCGTTAAAGCGATTACGTATCACACTTGAAAGAGGAACAGAAGCATAAGCCTTCGTATAGATCAACTTGGTAAAGAAAGCACACCATGCCAATCCTTTGTACCAACCCACTGACTTCAACTCCTTTTCAAAAGATGGATCATGAAAGCCAGCATTACCAGTCTTCTCAGTACGACCATTGTACCATTCCGCAGCCGAAACTATAAATTGACTAGTTTTCATTTCTTTTTAACTTAAATAATTCGTTCACTTTATCCTGAATCTGGCTGATCCAATAAGTTTTTCCTTTACCGTTGATTACGCCAAGATTTTCACCTATGCTGATAATATTCTCAGTTGCGATATGAACTGCAAGAAATAAATGCAACCAATCAAAAAACCAGTAGCCGACATTTGACCCCTTAACATTAAAACTTTCTGCAAAAGAGTTACTGACAAATAGCATTACCAGATAACAAGCCATCTTCAAACTGAAGCGACTCATCTTGGTCGAACTTGCAGGTATCTGTGCTACTTTCGACGCAATCATGCCTGAAAACACTTCCACTATCATGACGCAGACAAAGGCAATAGTGGCCAACACATCGAGTCCAAAAATCTTGTATGTCGCTACTGAAAGTGCACTTGTCGAAAGAACTACAGCAGACATATTATATTTGATTGAAGGAAATAGAGAGCTGGTCAGATCCGACCAGCTTTCATACTCAAATGTTCTTAACAGTTTTTCGATGTGCTTCATACGACTAAGGTTTGATTCCTGAAACCAATGCCCCGAAACCATGATCTTGAATCTTATCGACCAGACCATAAGCCTGAATACGGATTTCGCTCACAGGATCTGCACTTCTAGTGTCGGTCACTTCAGGATCATATAGGATTTTTAATTTATCCAAATGATACACCGTGTTCGGACTGTAAAAGAAGGTCGAGGCATCTCTATCTGTATTCACATAAGCTTCACCGATACCTTTTAGAACACCATCTGCACCGTAAATTGGGTTTTTGTTATTTTCCCAAAGATTCAATGAATAGAACCCTAACAATTCACCGGTCTGCGGATTGATACGGATACCTTCACGGTAATTATTAGTGGAAGCTCTATCATGCATTAAATCTTGCTGGTGATTACTTGAAACGATAAACTGCAAACCTTTTGGATTTTTTAAATTTAAGGTTTTGATAATGCCATAAAACTTGATCAGATCGGCATAGGTCAGGCGTAAACGTCCTGTACCATCATCTTCACCCGTTGTACGTAAAACAGGCATTCCGACTGCGTTTGCATTGGGAGCCAACTTATTCAATGTATAGTCTCTTAAGCCGAGCTGAAATGCCTCGAACTGTTTTACACGCACTTCCGCACGTTTATCAAACTGGAGACTACGAACCTCTTTATCGTCACATTCAGTCGGAGTCGTGTCAAATTTATCCCATTCGATAAGACCTTTTTTTCCAACCATCTTAGCAGGAGTAAATTCATCCTGATTGTTGACTTTAAACTCAACGTTATTGATCAACTTATTGAAACGAATACCGTCCGCACTGATTGCGGATTTATTGGCTGACCCCAATACACCGATAAAGTCATCTTTATAATTTTTAAATTCTTCAAGTAGACCAGGTGCAACAAATTGGTTCAACCAATTCCCATCTATTAATGCCATAATTTTTTAGCTAATATTTCTTTTTTGACTTTGTTAATTACTCCTTTTGATTCTATCCGAATAGCTCTGCAAATTTTTCAGGATCTTCTTTGAACATCAATTCAAGCTCTTCGGGAGCCTTGTCCTGCCATTCCGCATAAGTCCATTTTTCCTTCCCTTCGATTGTTGTCTTTTTACGGCTTGAAAGTTCAGTTAATGAGGTTTTATTGTTGACCAATTTTTCAACTTGACGAAATGCCAGATCATATTTAATCTCAGCAAGCTCTTCAAAGTCCTTGCGTTCATCTACGGTCAGCTTGGCTTTATCCAACAATTCATTGAAAACCTTTTCTTTCTCGGACTTAACAGCTGCTTTGAGAGCTGCATGCTGATCCTTTTCATTTTTAAGGGCAATTTCTGAAGCTGTGAATTTTGCAGAAAGTTTCAATACGGCGCCGTCCACTTCCTCGAGTGATTCTGCGCTTTGCAGACCATAGGTAGACAATACAGCTACACAGGCAGCACTTAACATTAATTTTGACATAGTCTTGTTTTGCTTATCGATATTTAATTTATTGACTGATTTTAGAGAAAGCGTAATTTGTTCCTCATCGAGGAGTTCCCCTGTTTTAGAATAGAGCTTAATAGAGTTGGCATTGCTCGGCACCGCTACGATCGACACTTCAAAAAGTTCAGCTTTTAAGAGCCAGTACGAGCCGTCCGGTCTTTCTTCCATGAACTGATGACTAAAAGTGATACCCATCGAGCAACCCTTTAAAAAACCGCCATCAACCTTGCTTGAAATTTTTACTGCATCTTCATCATTCAAATCAAAAACGGCATCTGCCAATAATTGATTCCCTTCAATACGGATGTTTTCCCATCGTCCGATAACGTTGTTCGTCGAGTTCCAGTGATCCGACAGCATTACTGGGTTAGCTTTGAATCTTTCGAGGTCGATACCCTCATTCATGATCCTGAACCCGTAACTATTGGTGATGGATTCATCGTTTAATACAAATGTTTTTGCCATGCTTTTTAAACTTCTTATCTGCTTTGTTAGGACAAAGGAATCCAACTTTGGAAGCTTATTGAATTAGTTGCGCAAGGATTGCACAACTAATTCAAATAGAGCCTTTTTCATGAGACTTTTGAGCAAAAAGGAGAAAGATGGCATTATCAAAAATCCAAGCAAAAGAGTATGCAAAGACATTATATGTGAAAGAAGATCTGCATCAGAAGATTATTGCAGAACGTGTTGGTGTGACCGAAAAAACAATTGGTAAATGGATTACGGATGGAGGATGGAAAAAGCTAAAAACTTCACTATTAACAACTAAAGACAATCAGATTGCCAACCTGTATGACCAGTTAGAAAAAATCAACTCAGAGATTAAGGCTAGGCCTATCGTTTATGATATACCTGCTAGTATTTTGAAACCGATAAAACTCAGAGATGCTCAGGGTGATGAAACTCTCAGATACCAAGATTACAATCCAACAGATTTCCCAATCAAATATGGCAACTATCCAAGTAATGGCGAAGCTGATATCATTTCCAAAATAACGTCATCCATTGCCAAGCTTGAGACAGAGACTGGGGTCGGCGAAACGGTCGAAGTATCAAAAAAACTAATTGCATTGATTCAACAAGATGATCTGGAATTTGCAAAGCGAGTGACATCGTATTGCGATTTACTCATTCAAACTCTTATGATTAAATAATGGGCATACAGAGCGACAGAAGATACCTTGAAGACTGGAACAGCTTTAGGGAGAATGTAAATAGAGCCACACCGATTGATTTATCTGAGACTCCTTTAGCAAAAAGACAAAGGATTGCTCGGTTAGAGAAAGATCCTGAAGCGTGGTTTGCCTATTATTTCCCTAACTTTTATACTTCAGATCCTGCACCATTTCATAAAAAATCAACTTGGTTGGTTTTGAACAATCCCGAGTTTTATCTCGTAAGATCATGGGCTAGAGAATTAGCGAAATCAGCAAGGACAATGATGGAGATTATCTATTTAGTCCTTACTAAAAAGAAAAGAAACATCCTGTTAGTTTCTGATTCTTTAGAAAATGCTAAACGTCTGTTACTTCCATATAAAGTAAACTTTGAATCAAATAATCGGATCATCAATGACTACGGACTTCAACAGACCCTAGGCAATTGGGAGGCTCACGAATTCAAAACAAAGGCAGGTGCTTCTTTTCGGGCCTTAGGCGCAGGACAATCTCCACGTGGTACACGGAATGATGCCGTAAGGCCAGATGTTATCCTCATAGATGATATTGATACGGATGTTGACTGTAGGAATAAAGACATCATTAAGGAGAAAGTGGAATGGATAGAATCTGCATTGATTCCTACAAGAGCCATTTCAGAAGCTTTACTAATTATTGCCTGTGGAAATATTATCGCAAAATACTGCTGTATAACCGAGATGGCTAAGAAAGCCGATAAACAGGAAATCGTTAATATTCGGGATAAAGATGGGAATAGTACATGGCCATCTAAGAATACGGAAGAAATGATCGACCGTGTACTTAAGACTATTGGACGAACAGCAAGACAACGAGAATATTTCAATGATCCCATTGTTGAGGGCTCTTCTTTCAAAACTGTTAAATATGTGAAAGCACCGCCGATCAACACCTGTGACTTCGTCGTGATATATGCAGATCCGTCTACATCCAATAAAGATAAACAAACGGGTAAATCAAAGAATCAGAGATCGTTTAAATCAGTGCAGGTCATCGGTTATAAATCACCCAAATTTTACACGTATTGGATTAGACTTCAGCAGGTCGGAAATGCAAAGTTCGTTTCGTGGCTTTATGGTGCATACCAGTTTTGCAAGGATAAAAAAGTTGACACTGTGAATTGCTGGATTGAGAACAATTCACTTCAAGACCCCCATTATTCTCAAGTTATTAAACCAAGGATTGACGCCCATGCTAAGGAACATGATATACCTGTCATTCCTGTGAGAAAAGATGAGCGCAACAAGCCCGATAAATTTGATCGGATTGATGGAACATTAACCCCGCTTGATGATGATGATAATCTGTGTTTCGACGAAAAATTAAAAGGTCAAGAAGATATGGAAGAGATGGATGGACAGATGAAAGCCGTTTCTCCCGACTGTAAGATCATGGATGGACCAGATTGTCAAGAAGGCGGTGTATGGCTGATACTGAATAAAAAAATCTCTAGATCTAAAAGAACGTATAAATCGGGAGCCCGCCCATCAAGAAGGTATTAATCACATTTAAACAATTAAATATATGACTCAAAAAAAGAATTGGGACGAATTCAGAAGAACTGGACTACTCCTCATCATTAATCAATTATTACATGTCTTTGGTTGGGCCATCGTACTTGAGTTCGAAAATGACAAGATTATTAATGCTTATCCAGCGCGCGTAAAGTTTCGAGGATTTGACGAAAAAAGTGCCACAAATGCATATAAACAGGTATCAAAATACTTAGAAGAAAACGCTAATCAATTAAACAAAGAAGCTAATCAATAAATCATGCCATTTCTAATAGCACAGGAGCTCAAATCCGTAATACGTGAATACAAGGTAAACCACATTGCGGACAATGACCCGGCAAACATAACTGTTGCCATAAATACAGCAATTACAGAAGTCGCCAGCCGACTAGTATCAAAAAATGATAGAAGTAAAAATGATGGCCGTCTAAAAATAGATACCAAAGCTGTTTTTACTCAAGAAGGAGATGATAGAAACCCATTGATCCTAGAACTGACCAAGATTGTAACCTTATGGTGGTTGCTCCCAAGAAGCAATGCAGGTGTGGATTGGGAAGTTGTAAGAGACAGATATTCCGCAGCAATTGACTACATAAAAGATTTAGCCACTGGGGAAGCAAATGACATGACTCTTCCAACTATTGAAGACCCTACCGATGAAGATGGCAACCCGATCAGTTCCACAAAACCGTTTCGCATGGGTTCCCGTGCAAAATTTAATCATGAATAATCATGGCAAAGAAAAAAGATAAAGAAATTAAGCCATCTAAGGCAGTTTTAAAAAGAGTCTTAGACTACAAACTGAAGAGTATTTCACACACTCGAAAAGACATCAAGGACTGGACAATGGCAACCAATATGGTCAATTATGTTGAAGAGCCATCAAACTACATGCTTCAGGAACTGCTGAATGTTATTTCCAACGATGGACATTTAACCTCACAGCGACAAAACTTGAAAGATCAAATATTTTCATCACCATTTACTATTTATCATGATGATAAGGAAGATGATGGTGAAACACGTTTACTACGCAATTCGTCTGGATTTAAAAAAATTATAGGAACCATACATGAGACTGATGATTATGCATACTCTGTTATTGAACTCAGTTTAAATAATAAAAAACTTGTTGTAGATGTTGTTCCAAGAGCAAATATTATCCCTCAGAACGGGACATTTTTGGAAGACTACACAAATAATTCCAACAAAATAAATTACAGAGAAATTAGAGAATTTGGAACTTGGATTCTTGAATTTAATAAATTAGATATTTCTCAGGGTGATTTAGGATTATTAAACAAATTAGTTCCACATGTACTCATGAAGCGTTTTGCGCAGTCGTGCTGGAGTGAACTGTGCGAAATATATGGTATTCCGCCCCGAGTTCTCAAAACAAATACTGCCGATACAGGAATGATGAACCGTGGGGAAGAAATGATGCGTGACATGGGAGCAGCCGCATGGTTCATTATTGACGAAGCTGAAACTTTGGAATTTGCAACAGGAGCTACCACAAATGGTGATGTATACCGTAACCTCATCAATCTATGTACGAATGAAATATCATTGGTAATCATTGGGGCTGTAGTTGGACAGGATACCACAAATGGCTCTAGATCAAAAGAGGAGGCAGCTCAAGAACTGCTCTGGATCAAAGCGCAGGCACGTATGTCTCATATCGAGCAGGAAATGAACGAAACTGTTATGCCTGTCCTCGCTAAGATTGGTTTGATAAAAGAAGGTGCTGTATTTAAATACAACGAAGCAGAGGACACGAATAAATTATTTGAGTATACCAAGGCTTTTCTTAACGATGCAAGATATTTCATTCCTGTAGAATTCATTAAGGAAAAATTTGGCGTTGAATTAATCGAGGTAGAAACAAAAGAAATTGATGAGACTAAAAACAAAGGGGGGCAAAAACTAAACGCTAAACTTCCAGATAATTTTTTCGACTAAGCCCCTCAGATCATCCCGTTGATCTGGGAGGGCTATCCCGTAGTGCAGTCGATAGTTATTACTGCTGTGATCAGCATCACGACCAATTTGATCTTGCAGCAGCAGTTGGAGGTAGTGATTTTGGTAAATACATCGAAAAGTTAGCTCGCGACATATGGGAGCAACAAGCCGAATTACAGGGTTATGACCCTGTATTGATACAAGCCTACGGTGAAAAATTGAGCGAAGCAATTAAAAAGGGGTACGACAAAGATTATGTAGAAATTGACTTCATTACGCCAGATTATAAAAAACTACATAGCCTAGAAAAGAATGCTTGGCAATTCAGTGCAGCGAAGACTTACACGCAGTTGAAGGAAATGTCCGATGCTTTGACTAAGCCAGATGGTTCGATCAGGTCATTTGATGAGTTCCGCATTCAAACAGCGATTATCACAGGCAAACAATTACGTCACCTCAAAATCGAATATCAAACTGCATTTGGTGGCGGTCAAATGGCTGCTCAATGGCAACGAATTCAAGAGCAAAAACACATTTACCCTTATCTGGAATTTATAGCAGTTGAAGATGAAAATACAACAGCTTTATGCCGATCGTTAAATGGCGTGATTAAGCATGTGGATGATATATTTTGGCAAATATACTTTCCGTTAAATCATTACGGATGTAGGTCAACTACCAAACAGCATCGTACAGCTACTGAGACTCCAGATAATGAAATTGTGTATCCCGACATTCCTAAGATATTTAAGGTCAATTTGGGGGAAAGAGGGCTCGCATTTCCTGAAGACCATGCATACTTTACTGGTATGCCAGCTGAAGTAATGGAGAAAAGTAGACAGTTTTTCCCATATAATATGCAGATGGACATATTAGATATTAGCGATGAGACATTAGGTATCATACGCCAACATTTTATGGTCGATACAAAAGCAAACGATTATCAACGGATGCTCAGTATTGCAGCTGAAAAAGCAAGAAAAGAAAAGATATTGGTCGATATCATGCCGACCCTTGACCCTGACACGTATCCAGCGCAAAGGCTGATTGTCTTCCCTGATGCAAAAAAAGGGAAGTCATCAGATTTACGGATAGACAAAAAACTATGGGAAGAGGAGTTTTCGACCAAGTCGCACAATATAAACAACATCAAACACGCCATCGGCGCAGGATCAAAGCAAGCAAATCATGTCATCATCACATTGAGTGAAGAAGTCGATTCAGAAATATTAAACCGATTGGTTAACGGACGTTGGAAAGATCATCAAGATTTGAAAACAATATTATTCAGGTACCATGACAAAGAGTGGATTTACAAAAGGCCATAAAAGCCAAAAGCCCTAATTTACATCAGGGCTTTTGGGGCACGGTGACCTGCATAAGCCGACCTCCGTAAAGCAAATATACAAACAAATGAGCAATCAACAAAATATAGAACAATTCTTTGCACAATTCCAAGCAAAGGTCAATTCTGTGCAACAACGTCTGCCTGACATCATTGGTACGGAAGTCGTCAACTCGTCATTGGACAATTTCCGTTCGGAATCTTTCTTTGGCAATAAGTGGCCAGTACGGAAAGATAAAAAGAATACGCGAAAGCTACTTGTTAAGACAGGAGCATTACAGCGTAGCCCTCGGATAGTATCCAGCATGATAGGTCACGTGGTAGTTGGCTCAGATATCCCATACGCATCTGTTCACAACAATGGAGATATGATTAACAGAGCTGCGCGTTCAGAGACATTCATCCGCAATAGGTATAAAACTGGTAAAAAAGGAAAAATGTTTGGAGGCATGGGAGCATTCAGTAAAGGCACAACAGCAGGACAAGGTCAAAGCTATAAAGCCTATTCTTACAGTATGCCCATTCGAAAATTTCTAGGCTCACATCCAAAACTTAAGAGTCATTTGGAAGCAGTCATCAAACAAGAATTTACAAACGAATTTAAATAACAATTAAAGCACCATTAAAATGAAAGAAAAACCAAAGGTAGATCCTGCCAAACTGATTAAAACGACACCTGTTTTCATTAAGCACCTAATTTTAATATAAGTCATTATGAAAGATCTTTTTGTTTACCTAAGACAATTATTGAAAACCTTACCATCCATTGCATGGATTGATCTGGACAAAGGACAATTGAACAACTACGAAGTAAGACCATCTATTGACTTCCCAGCAGTACTGCTCAAGCTTGAATATCCATCAACCACCAAGCTATCTGGTAAACAACAACAATGTAATGTAATCTTAACAGCCAGCATCGTGTTTGATTTTATGGATGATACCAGCAGCATTACTCCAGATGATATTTTAGAACAATCTTTGAAGGTTTTTGACATCGCTGACGAAGTGCACAAAAAATTACAGGGTGCAATGGACGTCACCGTGATCAGAACACCCTTGGATCGCGCAAGTGTTCGAGACCCCAACAGAGCTGACAAGATCAAAGTTCTTCAGTATGTCTATACCACTAAAACTATTGAATAATAAAAAAGGTCTTTGGTTAATTCCAAAGGCCTTTTAAAATAACATCAATTGTTTCGTATTGTAATCACTGGGCTTCATACTTTTAATATTCATCCACTGTCGATATGACAAGTGAATACCATATTTAGGGAATACAGTCGACAAAATACGAGTATCGGGTATATCACGCTCTTTGGCCTCTTGATATACCTGCACGATATACTGCACTCGACGATGATAATTCCGATTATTGTAGGCCATAGATTTGTTGAAAACAAAATATAATTTTGAATAAAACAAAAATACGAAATATTTAACAATAAAAAAGCCCTTAAACTTTCATTTAAGGGCTTTTTTATTGCAATAATAATATTTAAAAATCATCCGATGAGTTAGGTTTTGACAAATCTACATTCACACTTTGAATTAATTCCTTAATCTTTTCATCAATAAATCTTAAAGATTTAATGTTAGATCCTCTAAACATATATTTATCATCCTTTTGTTGTCTCTCATAAGTTGAATTAATAGAAGAATATCCATAAGTTGAATGACCTTTGCCATCTATGTTTTTTTCCTTTATGTCATAAAACTGAACCCTATACCTTCCATCTTTCACAGTAATATCAATCATAAATGATATTCTGTCGAAACCACCTGTTAAAACATTTTTTCTAGATTCAAATATTCCACTACCAACTATTTTTCCATTTTCCTTATCCTCAACCTGTTTAACTTCGTTACTATCATTAAAATTATCAGCAAACCATTTTAATGCTCGTATGTACAATACATTTTTAACTAAGTTACTGTCAACAGACACTACCTCCTCATAAAAAACTGAACCATCTTTAGTTGGCATTGTAACCCGATCAACTACTTTTTGAGCCTTCGTAAAAAGAGGTAACATCAATAATAATAAGAATATTTTTTTCATTTTCTTTTAGATTAGTACCCAAAGATATCACTTTTTACTATTTTTTCGCTGCATATCTTTCATCACCAACGCCGCACCAGTCGCTTTCTTCAACAACACCTCCATGCTGTCACCACGTTCAACCCGACCAACATCTTGTCCTGCCTTAAAATTACACTCCTTAGTATATTCTTTGTCAGCAGATCTAAACTGCTTTTCCTCTACATAAAGCTTTAGCCATTTCATGATTGTGCTACCATCCATACGCTGAAAGTCTTCACCATAAAAGCCCTTTTTAGCATTACAAAAACAAATAGCAATCTCTTCTAGTGTCAGCGATGAATGTGTAACAATAATCATTGGAGCTAAAGCTAATATCCCATCCTTAGTAATCATACGATCCAGGATAAAGTACTTTCTTAGATCATTAACCATCAAACATAAAGTTTTGACAACTGCCTCTGAATTTTCCCTATTCAATATACCGATACTTTTCGGAGCTGTTAACCCATCGAGCATCAGTTCCATTTGATCAATCATGTTTCGGACCTCAGCAAGATGTGTTTCCCTATCATCGCCTTTAAACTCTTTATCAAAAAATCGTTCAGACCTCTTTAGGTCGTCCAGTTGTTCAGACGCTACACGATAGGCTTCAAATTTACGCTCAACATGATTAGGAGAATACTTCGCCATTTGAGCCATTGTTACAGCCGTATTATTGTTTAAGTTCTGCATCAAACGCGTCGGCTTCCAAATTTCGAGCTTGTTGTTTTGTGCTTCCATTTTTAATCTTATCTATTATCTCTAACAAATTCTTATTAATTGCTCCCAGCTGCTTATACTTCTGTAGCGAAAAGTTCAAACGGTCCCAATGCACCAGAATAGCTTTGAAACTTAGAAATGCAGACTCATCCGTTTTTTCTATACTTGCACCCTTCAGTTGTGCAAGTATAGATTTCAAAGCTTGACCCTGTGAAGGGTTCCTGATCACTGGGAGGTCGAAGCTCTTCAACCATTCATGATAGAACCCCATTGCTTCATTGTGATAAGGACTAGGTTCTTCTTTTTTATCCAAACCCTTTAGTCTGGATAATATGGAGCGGAGGACAATTACCTCCGCACCCTGCTTGACTAACTTCTTTATATAACTTTCAAGCCATTTGATTTCTTCTTTTAATGTCATAATGTTACCTTATTTATCAAGCATGATATTAAATTCCTCTATTGTAATTGGAATAACTTTAAAATAATTGTGCCCGGAAGTTAAGTCGACTATAACTTTCGTTAGACTTTTTAGATCGTAGTTGTATGAAATTAGATTGTTCATTGCAACTGCTTTCAAAATATTCAAAAAGAACTTTTCATCGCGATGATATTCGAGTGCTTTAATCATATAATCTTCAGATGAAACATTTACATATGTCATATTTTTAACTCCATTTCTTCCAGCAACTCTCAAGAAATGATTAAATGTAAAAAGTGAACCATAATGAGAAGATGTGTACATACTATAAGTTACAATCACATTTTTGGAATTAAATAACATTTCATATTGCTTATCATCGCCCTCTTCTTTACACTTAAAATAAAACTCTCGAATAATTTGTAAATCTTTATAGTCAATATCAAAGTGATATCTTAATTGCCTTTTAACATGAGATGTTTCATCTTCTTTAACATCTCTTTCTTGATCGTTGTCAATAAAAATCATTTTTTTCATAATTAGCCCTCCGACAATAAAAGTTCTGTAAACTGATCATTAAACATTGGTTTTGGTAAATCCTCAACAATACGCCAGTGTGTAACATATTCAAAAATCGAATATTCTTCATTAAACTTTCTAGTGCTGCCATCAGAAAAATAAAGAACCAAATTATCGTTACTCACATCATTGGGAATTGGGCAATCATTGATACAATTCCACCCGTTATTATTTTCAAGACCCTTCAGGCTTTTGGGACGGTATGTAAATTGATCGCATTCCAAATTGCTGTCTTTTCTCCTAGAAATTCGATAGAGAGTATTATTAAGAATCTTACCACTTTCATCGTAACCAATTCGAAACTCACGAACTGAAGTCCATCCATTATATTTAAGAGCACACGTCTGTTGCTCTACTGGCAATATATCCCATACTTCGCCATAAGCTTGTTTTATTAATTCTTCCTTTGTCATAATTTTGTGTTTTTAGAACTCATCTGATAGGATGATACTTTTATCATAGGCATAAGTATCACCATCGGAAAACCTTATATCTACTTCAGTGACCGAATTTAAACCGCTATAATTAAACTGGTCATCAGTCTGATTAATTAAGACCTCCATGTTATCAGGGAGATCTTTTATCTTACTTTTTAAATCTTTAATTGTCATAACTAAATTGGTTTGTAATTACTTTATAGTATTTATTTAAATAAACCTGTAACCTCTCGGTTTCATTGCTTCAATAGTTGCCTTAAATGGAAATTCTCCCATTTCTTTGACCTTGATACACTGTTCCTGAAGAATAACCGACCCGGTAAATATTATTCGTTCTTTGTCTTCATGGCGAATACTGATCGTCATCACCTTTCCATTTCCTTTATCTGAATACTTTGATTTATCGATCTTGAAGTCTAGCACTTCAATGACTTTGTCAACGACTTCGTCCATCTCTATTTTTTTCCCTGTAAATCTTTCTGTTTGAATATTTAAATCACTAAAGTTTTTCATTTAAAAGTTTTTTTATTAAGTTTTTGGAATTACAATGTTTTGCCCATCCGAGGTAACTAGCGATACTGGCTTTTGATTTTTTTGATTTTATTGCTCTGGCGAAAGCTTTTTTAATGATCTTTCTTAAAAGGGTATGTGTATGATAATGTTCATACCCTCCAAAGTCAATTCCTAGTGACACTGGGAATGGTCCCCGATTAGGTTTTAAGCTAAGTTTAAGACGTGAGGACAGATAACTTGATATTTCTTGATGGACGTAGTGTAAATATGATTTATCAGCATGTAGGATAATCATATCATCCGCATATCTGAAGTAGTAGCGAATACCCAGTACTTCTTTGATATGGTGATCCATGTATGTCAAATAAAAGTTTGACAGGTATTGGCTGAGATAATTACCGATCGGCAATCCTTCTGAACTATCGATAATACCATCAAGCAGAGAAAGCATTTCTTTATCTTTTATTTTCTTCCTTAATAAGGATTTTAAGATTTCGTTATCAACAGATGGATAAAATTTGCGTATATCAAGCTGTAAGCAATATGTTGTATCATTAACATTCTTTAATGCATCACGTAAAGCATAGCTTGCTTTGTGTACACCCCGTCCTTTTATACAACTATATGTATCAGCAGTAAACATGCTTACAAAGACAGGCTCCAAAACGTTCATGACAGCATGATGAACAATGCGATCACGATATGGAAGGATAGCAATTTGTCTTTCCTTTCGTTCCTGGATAACTCGGTAACGATAAGGTGATGTCTTGTAAGTATTACCAGCAAGCTCTTTATAGAGATCAGCAATGTTTTGATCATAGTTCTTATCGAACTCAATCACACCTGTCTGTTTTGCCTTACCACGTCTCGCAATTCTATCAGCAAGTAAAATATTGTCGATACTGAAGACTTGTTCGTATATGTTGTTTATTCTTTTCATTTTTTCGCCTTTGCTTTAGAGGTCGTCTTCATCCGTTCAAAGATTACCAACGCCCTGAAAGATTCAGTGTATTTTTCTACCTTACGGTAAGGTCTGTACTGTTATTAATTTTATTAGCATGTGGGCACTGACATTCGCGTTGTCGTTGTCGTAGTTGTAGTCGTTGTACGAGAACCCAACAGCCGAACCAGTACAGTACACAACCTAAGTTTATTTACTTGCTCTTATTAAGAGCTAATGATCGGTTATAGATATCAATGAACTGTTTACCCATATGTATAGCCTTTTCGGACGTATCCACGGATCGGCGGGCACCGACAAACGCGTAGTCGTAGTCGTAGCAGTAGACGATGTACGAGAACCCAACAGCCGAACCAGTATTTCTTTCAAAATATGGATAGTACCAGCTTTGATCCATTGTTAGTTCTTTACCTTCTCTTAAAGCAAGGGCAATTTCTTCAATTTCCTTTTCCGCTTTTTGAGCATCAGTATCGCGTTCAGTTTCCCAGTTGAAACGCTCCATTGTTTTACCGTTATAGTCAAGTGCCGCTTGCAGACTATCGATACGCTCTATGATATTTTTGACGAATACCTTTTCGCCAAATAGATTTTTCAATAGGTTCTTACCTTTTGCGTTTGCTTCATCAAAAGCTTTAACTGCATTTTCTTTTAAAATTGTTAGATTTTCCATGTTTCAATTAACCGTTAATGTATTCACTGTATTCTTTTGTAAATGTTTTGCCTGCATAGATAGCTCTCTCATGATCTATCATAAGAAGGCGGGCACCGACAAACGCGAAGACGATGTCGTAGAAGTAGGCGCGGAACGAGAACCCAACAGCCGAACCGTTAGGATTCCAGAAATAAGGCCAATAACCTGAAGTAACATTCTTACCACCATTCATCGCCAATACAATAGCTTTTACTTTTTCGTAGCCATAAGTATCTGGTGCCATCTTAACCGTGCGATTATTGAATTGCTCCAATGTTTCTCCGTTAAATTCTAGTACTTTTTCGAATGTGTCAATTTGCTTGTAATCCATTTTTAAACCTCCTTTAAACTTTATTTAAATAATCTTTGTAAATCTTGTTTTCCATCACCCACAAAACTTTGTTAAGGGTGTTAACGTCTAATTGGTTCAACTCAACTCCGTAGTTTTCCTGTGACCAATTATTGAGCCTTCCCACGATCTCAACCGTGTTATTACCCCAGTTCATTTTTCCTGCTAGAGCAATAAGCTTCTTTCGTTGTTTATCCCCAGGAGCAACAGCATCGGGACGTTTAGTCTGTTGCCATTTTCGTACATGTATAAATAGTTCATGATACTCACCATCGTTAAGCGAACGAAGGCTATCTGTACGGCCAGAAGTAAATTCGGACACAACTTCTTTATAATCTACACCAGCTGCCTTGCAGATGGCAAAAAATTCAGGATAGTTTCTAGCCATTTTAACAACTTACAATAATGTCACATCTAACTTTTGTAACTCTAAATTTTTCATATGTAATATCAGGATCAGTACCAGCATCATTTATTCCTTGAATTACTCTATACTCCGCCTCAGCTTTGGTTTTAGCTAAGGCAAGTACTGTCACAAACGGCGGACTCATTTTATAACTAGTATTAGCATGTTTAACCCTTACTTTTACTAACCACGCTTGCTGTTTCATAATTAAACCCTCCAAAAGCTAAGACCAACACCCAGTATCATGAACTCGAATCGATTCTTACAAATCGCGAATGCTAATATCGGCATGTATAAAAAGCGATCTGTTTTCCAATAATTTCTAAAGCCTATTCTCATATCTTTAATAATTGTTTTTTGATTTCTTTATTAAATGCGTCGTGTATTTCAAATCTTTCCCCATCCTTTATCGCAACATCATGTGCCGAAAGCACCGTTCGAAATACATTTTGATAAACGCTCATTTCTTTTTCTACAGGCACTCGAATCACCGTATAACCCTTTTTGTGTAGAAATATTTTCTTCTCCTCCAAGGAGAAGAAAAGCGTTAGTTTATCCTCGTCATACATGTGGGGGCTCTTTAAGTACTATATCAACTTCATCAGGTGTAGCATCTTTCCAATAGAATTTCCTTACACCATTCCAGCTCCTGTCCATTTCCCAGTAGAAATATTCAATTTGCAATACATATTGACCATCACGTTTGATCCATTGGTATTCACCTGTTCGAAGATGATCTTCATCTTCAATATTCTGTTTGACCTCATTCTTGGTATCTTCAAAATCTCGATAAAAAGCAAATAGCACGACCAGAATTAAAAGGATGATGATAGGGACATAATCTTGCTCTTGCATAACCTACTTCGTTGAGATTGAAAACTCCAATTTAACTTCCTTACCATCGGCATTAATTCGCTTAAACCATCCTTTTACAAATGTTGATGTACGAGTCTTGAATTGCGCTTTTACGATGATATCAACACCGTCAGAAAATAACGGCTTATTAATTTTCTCCTTTCTGGAAATCAATTCAACAACGCGAGTAGGATTAAGCTCACCCTTTTTATTGGGTTTCATGAAAGTTTCAAGCAGATCCGCCAAAATCTCCCGATTTTCGTCATCAGCTCCCAGCGTTGTAATAAACTCTCTAATCTTCATGACTCCAGCATTCTCGGTACCATCAAAGCCAATGATTTCGTTATGGCCGATACAAATAGATGCCATGCCGTTTCGAGCAGAGAATGTATGTGACGACTGCGAGTCCTTGTAATCATAAAGCTCCTTTTTAAGTGCTAAAGCATTTTTAAAAGCATCAAAAGTTTCGTCAACTTTCAAATTTTGCAGAGTACCAAAATCAGCAAGATCAGGAGCTAAGAATAAAACAGTTTCATCAATCATATCCTTGTAAGCATCGATATCATCCTCTCGCTTTCTTTTAGCAGCCTTTTCTTCAGCAGCCCATTGGTTCTTAAGTCGTACCTCTTCAGCAGGGCTTAATGTTGTTTTTTCGATTGTATTTTCCATTTTCTTAATTTTTGATATTTATATTATTATTGATTTGATTTCTTACGTTGTTTTTACAGCCCATACATTTCGCTGGAGTATTGGCAGCCCCAGGATCTAAAATTTCATCCTTATCACAGGAGCTTAGCAGAACGATTATTGCACTAAGTATTACTAGTATTAATATTTTCATGTTTTTTCTTATTTGATTCACGGATTAGTTTAAGCACCACATTGTACCCTTTCATAAATGAGTCACAGTTCATCAGTTTTTTACAGGAATTCATCCAAATGTATTCTTGGAAAAGCTGTCCAACATTCCATTCGTTCGGCTCATAAGATTCCAATACACCTTCTTTGGTTACCCACATAAAAGGTTCGAGCTCATCTTTAGCCAATGGAAGAAAATCATTACTGTTTCGCCAGTTCCATTCATTTTTCCAGTATCCAGCCATTAAAGATGAATACCTGACTTCATTCAGCATTTCAACTGGATAACCCGAAAACATGGTGGTTAAGAACAGCTCATATTCGTGCAACTGGTGTGTGCAGTACAACTCTTCAGTCATTCCAATATATTGGCACACCTGCTTCATATTACTTTCAGACAACTCACGCACCTGCTGAATAGCTGATTTTTGTTTTACGATCGTTTTCATATTGTTTAAGCGTTATTAGATTTTAAATCCAGACCATGGTACAGCTGTGCTTTCATCTCTATTAAATTAAACTCTCCGCCTTTCACACGACCCGATACTAAAGCTTTCAAACCTTCAACTAAAAAAATTGCCTTGGCCCAGATCTTTATATTTTTTGCAATCGCGGTATAGGGTTCGTTTTTAACCATATGTGCTACGTAGATAAATAGTACATTTGGGAACTCTTTACAGAGCTTTTCAGCCATACCTCTTCTCAATTCTGCTAGCATTGCCGTTACATTGTCCAATACAACTATTTTAGGAGCAGTATGTCTTCTCAGTATGACCTTTAGCGATTTAATAGTCAGATATTCACTGAAGAATAGATTTTTCTGTGTCGCTTCGATACCAGCTCTTTTCATACTATCTTGAAAGTGTTGCGATAGACCTTCCTCGGCGCTCACGTATAGGACTTTTTTAATATCACTTAGCGCATTCGCTAGCATAAGAGAGCAAAGCGTCTTACCGTGCTTCTCTTTTCCATATACGAGCCATATTCCAGATGCATCAGGAGTACCTAGCACATCAGCTAAATTCCCAGTCAGACCAATCAGTTTTTCAGACTTCTTTTCGTAGGCATTTCGAGGGTTCAGTAGCCTGATTTTTGCTTCAGGCATTTCATCTTTATGCTCTTCCATATTAGCTGTGCAGTATTAAAAGAGACTCAGCACGTCTCAGCCCACCAATCTTCTTATTGTCTTCATCCTTCGTAAGACATTTAAGTATGATCTCTTTTAGCGCAATATTTGGAGCCGCATTTACTTTGAGGACATCTGTAATCAGTTGTTTATAAAAATTCTGCTTTTCTTGCAGATCAGTTGGCACCACCGTAGTATAGCGCTCTGAAAATCTGGAAAACACTTCGCTGAATCCGACTTTCTTTGAATTGATACCTTTTTTGATTACCTCACGGAGTCCTTCAGCTCCCATCAGGTACCAGCCACAAGCATTTTCAGTAGCATTCCAATATTCCTTCAGGTCAAGTAAGGCTGGGCGGTCCAGATCACCTGCTTCATCAACGATGATCATAGGTTGTGGTAATGTTCTCAAGTAATATTTGACATCTTCTTTAACATCATTAATTTTCCCTGTCGCATCGACACCGACAGTTTTTGCAAGTGCACGAGTGAATAAATGTTTAGTTTTACACTGGCTAGCATCAATGTAAAAGCAGTTCTTGCGAGTTCTAGCAAGATATTTAGCTGTAAATGTTTTACCGATACCACAGTCATCTACAAACATCTTCGATTTACTATGCGCTTGACAGAAATCAATATCCTCCTCGATGATGCAGAAGACTTCAGTCTTAGCAATATTCCATACACGCTGATTCACCGTGATGTTCAATTGTCGTCCGATGGTCAACCATTGCGCATCACGCAGAATACCCTCAGTCTCCCCGTTACGTATCCTAGAATACACCGACCCATTGATACCCCACTGCTTTGCAAATGCAGCATCAGTGCCGCTATAATTAGGTCTCACAGCAAGTAAAGCTGCACTGACATCTGTTTTAAAATTTTTTGGTAGATTCATTTTATATCTATTATTTATTTCCTAAAATCTGTTTTTCAATGACTGTCTTACAGATGTGTAAGTACCAAAGTCATCATCAAAATCATCAACATCCGCAATCTGTGGCATCACCACTGGTTCACGATCTTCATATTTGTACTGCTTTTGTTGAGAAAATATTTGATGTTTAAGAGGCTTGGCATCTTCCCTCAAGATCACGACACCATCAAGATCATCACGTTGTCTTTTCGCAAACCCATCTACTGTATTTGTATAGGCAGCCAATAAGCTTTCAGCAAGATCATCCGCAGCAGTTCTTTCAATCCTTGCACGCACAGGACGTGGCTTTTTAACCAGCTCACAGATACATTGTCCATCCACATAAGCAAATGCTTTTAAGACCTCTCCTTGATCATCATCCAACCAATACACATCAATATCTTCACCCTCGATCTGCTTCATTACTTGTATCAAGCGCTCACCTTTAGCTACAGCACCTTGATCACCGATCAAGCACAATCCATTATTCAGGCGAATATTGCCAACTTTACATGAGCTCGGAGTACGAATCCCGATATGCGGTAAAATGGCCTCGTAGTTGATTGCTTTGAGTGATGGATGTTGACGCTCTAAGAAAAAATCCCATTTAGAAACACCTGATTCAGTTGGATGCTCGGCATTATTCCATTTGTCAATATCGAGCAAACAGTCATTGACAATTTGCTTGTAGGGGATGCGTGGTACTTTTTCAATATCAACACCGGGTTGATTAGCCTCGCTCAAAGCTTTAGGTCTGGCCAACCATCCTTCGCGACCTTTTTCCATTCGATAGCGCAATTCCTCATTCACGCGCTCGATATACTTTCCTCTCGCATTATTGGCTTCCATCTTCACATAATCGAACATGACGCCTTCTTTCAATATCGTATCCTTATAAGAACTGTTCAAAGACATCTCACACTCCAACTCAGCAGGTAAACAAAGACCCCAATAAGTATAGTTGCGCACCATCTGTCTGTAGAACTCCAATATGATACCCTCTTTAGTGTCACCATGCACAGCACAGGTGATAGCGCGACTACCAACATCAACAGCTAAGTAAAACCAGACCCGTTTCCCATCAAGATTTTTGAAAGGGGGTTGTCTATCATCGATAGAAATCATCGAACCAGCAAAACGGGGCATCTCAAAAGAGTAGTAGGGCTTGAATTTGCCCATGTTTATCTGGCGGTCGTCAGAGCGTTTCTGGTGAGTGGCTAACTTGTTTTCCCAACGGTTTAGATAGTTGGTTACAGTGGAAACACTCAGTGATTTATATCCTTTAGGAGAATACAGCTCACCTGTCTTATTATTGACAACTTCGATATAGCCACTTATAAACCCCTCATATTGTTCATGTATTTCTTTAGCGGTCGGCTTACGTATTTTATCAGCAAACATGTCATTCAATAACTTCATTGTGCTATCATTGACCTTACGGGAGTTGATATTGCGATGCTTTTTAGAAATCAACGACTCATAATTGAAAGAATCATTAATCCGAGTTTCAAAGTCATTTAAAGTCGCTGTAAAACGGCTGGAAGTTGGAAGGTCATGCTCTACTTTATATTTTTTACGCAACACATCATTAAAGCTTAATACATCAGCTTTAATAGTATTGTACAGGCCTACTTTAGATCGACCTTTGCTCTTCCACTCATTCAAACGGTCATCACGTAGGCCGAGAGCAGCTTTCAACACTGAAGCATTGATGATATAGCGCTCTTGGTGGTCGAGTTTGAGATAAGTACCATCAGCAAATTTGTAAATAGAAAAATAGCGTGTAGCATCAGGATCGACCGAGTAGTATTGCTCTAAAATATGATCGACCTTACGTGGGTCATGCAGCGCATCTCTAATATCACCCGCAAGCGAATCAAAATCAACCAATAGCTGTCTTCCATTGCCACCAGACATCACACGCTTAATACCGTAAGGCTTATCCTTATAGCGCTGTATGTTCGAATAAAGCGTGCTCTCACTCTTAAAAAAGTGAGGAACAAGCTCTTCCTTCGATACAGCGACAATATTTCCTAAGATGATTGGCATATTATTATTAGCTTTATTACTTTAAACTTTTAAAACCTATGGTTCCATTATTTTCATTTGTTGTAGATATATCTACAGAAGACAAATCCATTAGCGAAGAGAAATTTCTTGAGCTAGTTTCACCAAGTCTAGATCTCCTTTCCGCGTTGAAGGGATCTTTCGACCGCAAGCCGAGCACTCTAACGTTTTACCCGCCCTCTGACGAACATGACAGGTACGGATGGTCCGTTCGCTCTGTGTCACTGATTTCGGTTGGTCGTCAGCGAGGTGAATACTTAATACACCTTTGTAATCGCCTCCCATCTTTGATAGCTCTTGAATCACCTGAGTTAATTGTGACACATGAGTTAAGTGTATTTGAATCGGAGGAATAAGGTCAATTTGTTTCACTGCGATTGAACTAGATAAATCCATTCTTTGTTGACGATATTTCTCACGTCGATGATCATTACGAAGTTTCTGCATTTCCTCAATGTCTATAGATAACCAAGCGGTCTCAGGCCCAAAAGATCGTTTGATATCAACATCATCTACAATGATGTGATTGTTTCTAATAGGAGCTGACTTACCCATTTCTCGATATTTCACTTGAGCACCCTTAACGGTGCTTTTTTTATTCTTTTTAGTTGCCATAATTTGTTTGGTTAAATGGTTTATTTTAATGCAGCTTTTACAGCCTTTTCTTGTATGTAATAATCTTTACGAATAGTTTCACAAGTGATACCTTTTTTTGTACCATCAATACTCTGGCGGATGTATGTCTTCGAGACGCCATACTTTACAACCATATGATTTATCACCACGGGGTTGTAGCTATTTCTTTTTCTACTATCTTTGCTCATTGCTCTGTTGGTTTCGTTATTGATAACTATCATTGCTTTTGTTTTTCGTTAAGACAAATATATAGACAAAATTTCAACAAAAACAATAAAATGGACGAAATTTCAACATACATCAAAGATAGAATTCTTCAAGTTGCTGATACAAAGGGTGTTTCAAAGGAAAAATTTATTGAAAATCTGAATCAAAAGTATTCCAATTATCGCGGATTATCTAAAAAATCAGCTCCTTCAGCTGAAGTTATAGCTGAAATTTCAACTAAATACCCTGATGTAAACTTAGATTGGATATTAACAGGAAGAGGAGAAATGCTAAAAGATGAACCACAAACACAAGTCTATAAATTGCGTAATGAACATACTGTAAAGCATCAGCAGGTTCCGTTATATGATCTGGAGGCATCAGCAGGGTTAGTGCAATTGTTTCAAGATAGCAACAGTGTAACACCGATAGACACGATCAGCATCCCTAATTTACCAAAATGCGATGGAGCTCTGTATATAGTAGGAGATAGCATGTATCCATTGCTTAAGGCAGGTGATATCGTTATGTATAAACAGGTTCACGATTTGCCGAATGATTTTTTTTGGGGAGAAATGTATTTAGTACATATAGATATGGATGGTGATACTTATACCACTGTTAAATATATACAGAGATCAGATATTGGACCTGAGCATATTAAGTTAGTCAGTTATAACCAACACCATTCACCAAAAGACATCCATTTATCACGCATCCGTGTAGCGGCGTTGGTTAAAGCATCAGTTCGTATCAATAGTATGATGTAG